CCGGAAACGTCAAACCAAATGGATTATCTGAACCGTTGGTTAAAGACACATGACGGCGGCATAAGGCTGGACGCTACATTTGATCATATTCCAGTGCTGCAAGCAAACAAGAAAGACGAAGCTCTTACTAAAAAGGAGAACTCTGCATATTTGGAAAAACTATGGATGCAAGGCGCAATCACTCACAACGAATGGCTCTTGGGTATTGGATTGCCTAAGTATGCTGGCGGTGATGTTCGCATCTGGGACCTTACAGAAGAGCAGTTAAAAGTGATACAAAAGACGGCAGCACCAAAAGAAGTTACTGAACCCACTCAAACACCCGAAGACGATGGCAACTCTACATCCTAATAAAAACGAAGCCCTTTCGGATTTCACCGCTCGCAGTATTGCAGACGCTGAAATAATGGCTACATTTGACAGCGAAGAAAGCTGTGCCAACGCTTGTAAGATGGTATGGGAAGCACAGGGCGAAAGTGTTATGTCCGCAGATATGGCACGTTTAAAACAGTCCAAGATGGACCAGTTTTACAGCGTAAAAGCAGACCGCCCGGAAATGATGGTTAAAGATATTGACTTGCAGAAAAGGACTGTCACAGGGCTTTACAATGCATATTATTTCGTTGACAGCGTTCAGGATGTATTGATTCCGGGTGCCGCTGCAAAGAGTATTTCCGACCGCGGGCCAAAAGGCAATTCTGTCGAAAAGATTAAACATGCTTTGTTTCACGACCTCACCAAACTGCCGGGTAAAATTGTTACTCTTGTAGAACAGGAAGTGGAGTTCGCAGGGCGCAAGATATTTGGTCCTTACTTTGAAACACTAATGTCGCAAAGCACGGATGGCACTGATACTCTTATTAAGTATCAGGAAAAGATATACGATAACCACTCCATTGGTTTTCGTTACAATAACCTTATTTATCTGGATCAGGAGAGCAAGGACTGGACAATGTGGCTCAATATGCTGCTTAATCCGGAAGAGGCTTTAAAATGGGGTTATATGTTTATCGTAAAAGAAATTACCCTTTGGGAGGGTTCCACAGTTGGATTCGGCGCCAATAAGTTAACACCTTATATGGGCGTCAAATCCAACGACAAGCAGCTTGTTCAAATGAAGATTTACGAGCGGATGGATGCTTTAACAAAGCAGCTTAAAAGCGGAACCGTTTCCGATAAAAGTATGCAGTCGTTTGAACTTCAAATGCTGCAATTGAAACAAATGATATCTGAATCGTTCGAGGTTGAGACATCAGTTAAAGACACTTTAATAAAGCCGTCTGAACCTGATACCAAGCAAGAAGTAACCCAGCTATATGACTACCTAAATCAACGATTATTCACTAATTAACAACAAACAAAATGAAACGACAATTCTCGAACGGAATCGGCCATTATGTCTTTGGCTGGGTTTCAAAAAACAAACTTCTTACCGTATTCGCATTGGTGGCGTTTATTTGCCTGGCGTTTACGATGAACACTTTTGCGGGTGCAATGATATTGGCCACAGGTCCTTTGGCAGGCTTTACAGAAGAGCAAGCTGAAGCCCTTATAGCTAAAATCAAATCGGAGAACGCAGAGATCGCAGAAAAAGCAGCTACAAAAGCCCGCACTGAATTCGAGGCGAGTTTGAAAGGGTATGCAACCTCAGAGGATCTCGCCAAGCTTACTAATGAAGAAATTGTAGGCTTAAAAGAGGAACTGGCTAAGATGGGATTAAAACATGCAGACATCACAGCAATCCAGGTTAAACAGGGTGAAACACTTACCGGGTTAAAAGAAACTCAGGTTGTAGTGCAGCGCAAAGCAAAGAACACCCCGAACACATTTAAAGAAAGAACCGCTGCTTTATTGGAGCACTTATTCAAATCAGAAGACTTTAAAAAGTTTGAAGCTAATGGTTATGTAGGTGGGACGGAAAAATACGGTATTCTTCAGGACGGTACTATTAAATCCAGTTTGGAACTTGACGAGCTTCGTCAGAAAGCTGTTTCAGTAACTTCCAATCATACAGGAGTTGTTGAGCTTACCGAATTCGTTGGTAACGTCCGTGATGTTCCAATGCGTAAGACTCACATTCGTAACCTTATGACTGTAAGGCCTACCAGTGCTGCTCAAATTGTTGCTCCGGAAGTATATGACTATACAGACGCAATGACTCAGGGCTTAATTATGCTGGCGGAAAATACGGAAGCAAGTTTATCGGTATTCAAAACTAAAGAAAACACCTGGACTCTTAAACGTATTGCACGGGCAATGGAAGTTTCGAAACGTTACTTTAAAACAAACGGCCTGAGCTGGGTTATGAGCTGGATTCTTAACAGGCTTCCGGATCAAATGCAGAACGTTGAAGACTTCCAAATCTTGTTTGGTGACGGTGCAGGCAATAACATTTCCGGTATCGTTAAAAGTGCTCAGTCGCTGACTTTGTCAGGCAGCTTTATAGCCACTAACTTCCTTTCTATTGCCACATACAACGCAGGCACAGAAACGTTGGTTACTATGGCGGCAACTGTGCCACATGGACTTAAAAGCGGTGATTTAATTACTTTTGCAGCAACGACAGGCGGAACATACGACCACGAATATACTATTAAGGTAGTTGACTCATACAGCTTCTTAGTCAACCGTGCTTATGCAGCAGACGTGAACGTCGCAGCCAACTGGACGGCAACCTGGACAAACTATTGGTATCACGCTATTGACAACGCTCAGGAGTTTGACGTTCTTTCAGTTGCTAAGGCTTACCTTAACGCCGGAGAATACGAAGCCACTGGAGTTGTTTTACATGCCAACAGCGCAGAGAAATTAGGTCTTATTAAGGACTTAGACGCTGCATACATAGGTATCAGCCGCGACGCTATGGGACGTATGAATATCAGTTCAATGCCTATTGCTGTTTCCAATGCAATGCCGGCAGGTAGCTTCTTAGTAGGAGACTTCCAAAGGGCTATTGAAATCGCTGAATATACTCCACTTACTATTCAAATCAGTGAAGATACCACTGACAAGAAAAAGAATCAGGTCACTGTTATTGCAGAAGAAGAACTTATCGTTCCTATTTACAATCCATATTGGTTTGTTTACGGCACCTTTGCCGCTGCTATCACAGCACTTGAAAAACCGTAATCCATAACACTGCTAAATCTTAACAGATGAAAAAAGTGTTGATAATAATGGGTCCCGAAAAAGACTTGAGAGCGATTGAAAAGTCGCTCTCATTGAGGGCCCGCAGAACTCCGGGAATGAAACTGTTCTTAACAGGTATTCCCGACGATGCAGAGCCTGTCGAAGTGGACGATGAAATTGTTTCAGCACTTGCAGGCGAAGAAGTTATTGAAGTCCAAACAAGCACCACAGCGGATGCAGCAGACGTAGAAATCCAAGGCAACGAACAGGAGCCGGAAGACGAAGCCAATGCCAAAGCAGAAGCAGATTTTGCAGCCGCTGAGCAGCTTAAGAGCGACAATGCAGCCGCAGAACAGGAAGCCAAGGACAAAGTAACAGCCGCAGAGAAAGCAGCTTCAAAACCAAAATCTAACGCCAAGAAATAATGTTAATAGATTATACATACTTTGTTGGTTCGATAAGTTTACCTAACCTGGATAAAGCACTTAATCAGGCTAAGGTGACAGAAGCCATAACAGCATACGAAGATGAGATACTTGAAAGAGTATTGGGCGCGAACTTGTTTACATCCTATAAAACAAATCCCGGAACCGCAAGGTTTTTGAATTTGATCAACGGTGCAGTTAATTTTTCGTTCACTTTGGACGGAAGAACTATCAACCGGATATGGGCTGGATTAAAAGTAAAGAGCCAGTCTTTTATTGCTTGTTATGTCTATTATCAGTATCAAACAAATAATGTAACCTTTACAACAGGTATTGGCGAGATGGAGGCAAAAGCTGAACTCTCACAACGAGCTTCTGTAAATGACAAAATGGTCAAGGCGATTAATAAGGCGTCCGAATTAATTGGGCAGGGTACAGTGATTGAAAAATCAGAACTCCAAAGCTATCAGCACTCCGATGACGCTGCCTCCTTATTTAATTACCTTTTGGCAAACAAATCCACTTTCCCGGAATGGGAGTTTACCCCTTTAAACAAAATCAATGTTTTTGGATTCTAAAATAGCAATAGTAGACCTAATCAGAGATTTGGTTATAACACTTCGTAAAACAGGTACGATAACCAGTATTGATGTTCTTGGTGGCGGCATTTATCGCATTAATGCAGTTAATACTCTTGTTGAAAATGAATTGGTAACTATTGGTTCGGGGTTGTATAAAGCGGTAACAGTAACGCCCACAAATTTTAGAGTCCAATCGGACTCCGCTGTGGCTGGAGCATCGTTTACCGGAACATCACCTTACTTTGAGCACGGACATTTCTTAGAGATAGCCAACAAGCTTATGGAAAAGGATTCCGCGACGGAGCTTTATAAATACACCAAATATCCGTTAATTGCTTTAATACAGGACTTTCCAGAAACTCGGGAAGATGGACAGATTACAAAAGCACGATTAAACATTCTTATCATTAATTGTACGGAGCAGTCGTACGATGCAGCGCAAAGATATACAAGCAATTTCAAGCCTATCTTATACGAGCTCTATGACAGCCTATTGCAAGCATTTACTCATTCACGAAGATTCGGCGGAACGTTCCGTCATACCAAATACGACCGCTTGGCATGGGGCACTCAACTGCCTTATTATAACGAGCGTGCTATACTGGACGATTTCGTAGATGCTGTTGAGCTGCAAGATTTGACAGTTCAATTAATTAATTCACCTTGCTAATAACTCAAAACAATGTACGGACAAGGCACATGCTCAGCATATTTACCCAACGGCATTAACAAAGGATGTGTGGTTCCTTTAGCCGAAGTAGATTCTGTGATCTTGACATCGCCAACCGCTAAATTCGCTTCACTTGCTGAAGTGCTTTCGCTGGCGAAATGGAAAGAAAAAATCCAGACTGACCTTTCAATTTATGTATTGACAGGCATCTACGACTATGAAAATACCACTGATGAACCTAACATCGCAACGATGTATTCCGGGAAGAAGCTTATCACAAACAAGCCTATTCCATCTGCCAAACTCTATGTAGAAAGTAACTTCTGCGACTATATTGAAATGATGAGGGCTTTGAAACAGGGCACCTACGGCATCATTTACAAATTGCGCGATGGTCAGCTTTTAATGTGGAAAAACTCTGTAGGTGAAGTAAAACCTTTCAGCGCGAACCTTACTGCAATATCGAAATATATTCCTGGCAAGGCTGCTGACATCAGCCAGTCATATCCAGTATATGTAAACCATCAATCGGCTGCCGAATTTGACGACGCTATTCTGGTGAATCCTTACTGGAATGCAGGTATTGAATTGCTTTCGGTAATGCCTATTGGTTTGAATATCGGAACGACTTCCTTGGTTGCTGGCGGTGATGTGGATGTATATGTCGCAGAACGCTGCGGTGAAGCAAAAGCAGGCCTGGCACTTGTTGATTTCGAAGTTCTGGAATCCAATGTCGCTGTTCCCGCAATCACTGCTCGTGTTGATAACACTGGCGGAAGCTATACTCTTACCCTTCAGAAGGGTGCTGTTCCTGCTGATATTGCTGCTGGCGACTACATGGTTATCCGTGTCAACAAGAAAACAGCACTGGTCGTTGATTACTTATCTAACCGCTTGTTCATTCAAGCTTAATCTTAATTGATATGCCGGATATTCAAATTCATAAAAAGTTAGGTCTTCTAAAACCGGACACCTTTAAGAAATGGTTTGCTGACAAGTTTCCACAGATTAAAGATGAATGGCAGCGTTATTATGAAACGGTAGGCGGCAAGATTCGAAAAGGAGAAGAGGATAAAAAGTAACACAAGACCCAAAATAATGTAAAGAGCCCTTTTTTAGGGCTCTTTTTGCTTTATATTTGTGCTATGGCACTATCTTCTACATCTACAATTATCAAGTCCTATAATGCTGCAAGGCGTATGAATATTGATAATATGAAAATTGGAGCCGTAATACCGAACTCAAATTTAATTGTAGGACTGAACAGAAAGCAGATAAGGAGCGGAAAGACAGCATCGGGAGCACCCATAAATCCTAAATACTCCAGAGAGTATAATAAGATGAAGCTACAAATGAGCAGCTACAAAGCACCCTCAATGACGCCCGACTTGTTTGTTACTGGAGATTTCCAAAATGCAATGCAAATGAATTTGAGTAGTACCAAATACACTATTTTATCCCGCGATGTAAAAGCCGGTGATTTATTTAAACGTTATAAAGACATCATGGGACTGGATACGGAAAACAAAATGACGGCAAGAGTAAAAGTTACAAACCTATTTCTAAAAAACATTCATGTCTACCTGGGTACAAGATAAGCTCGTTAATGCATTTAGGCATACTCCGTACTCCATAACACTGGACAGGTTCGGAACTATGCTACAAAGCAAGAATAATGCCTTAGCCGCTAAGATTTGGCTACCCAAAGCACTTGCCGAGGATTGTTATAATGCATTGATGGTTGAGTTCTCGGAAATGGTTTCCAAGAACGATATCCGGAAGCTTATAAGCGACAAAATGATGGAAGTAAATATCTTCAACAAAGTGAACAGCCTGCTTCCGTCATTGTATTGGTGCTTGTATATTGACCCACAGGAAAAACACTTAAATTTCTTTAAAGAATATTATGGTGTCGAATGCAAAGGCCCTCAGGAGCTGCAATTAATTTTGAATGAAATTACAAGGCTTACAGCAAAGCATAAAGAGCTATTTGGACAGCAGCAAGAGCAGCCTGTAAAATCGCACGAATTCAATTTCTCCAAACTTTTGGTAGGCATTGAAACAGTTTTGGAATTGTCCTTAAGAAGGAGCTTGAAATTATACGAGCTGGAGCATTATTATCAACTCGCATCTGACAAGGTAAAAAAATACGAACATGGCAGAGATTAATGATTTTATAGATCCAAAAGCGGAAGCCCAGGTAAAGACTTACATCAATTCATTGGGTGAGATTGTAAAGCAGTATGTGCAAATTTTTGATGGAGCTGTAAAGATTAATGCTGCCACAAATAATGTTCTTAAAAGTCAAAAAAGTGTTTCCGATGCTCAAAAACAAGCCAATGAGGTATCCAAAGAGGCTGCAAGGTTAGCAAAGGAACAAGTTAGTGCAGCAGCGTCCTTGGAAAAGCAACGACAGCTGGCTCTTCAAAATATTGCCAAAGCAGAAGCAAAAGAAAAAGCTCTTTCCGCTGCGATTAATATGGAGGTAAAGTCTTTGCAGGATGCTCAGGCTCAATCCAGTGCTTTAAATAAAATTAAAAGGCAGTTAGATTTAACAACGGAAGAGGGTAGGTCAGCTCTTCTTAAATACAATGCAGCACTTGACAAGAATACAAAGTTTGTAAGAGAAAACCAGGACGCAGAAAACAAAAGGTTCTTAAATATAGGTAATTACCCGAAGACTGTCAACCTTGCCACTATGTCGGTTGGCGAGCTTAAAAAAATGCTTCTGGAATTACGAAATACTTCTTTTGCAGGAAAAACAAAAGAGGAAATAATGGCATTGAATCAGCAGATTGGAGATGTAACAGACCAAATGGGTGATTTAAAAGCCATGCAGAAATCTTTAGGAACAGAACTTGGCTCGCAAATTGCGGGCTCGTTAAAGATGATCAGTGCCGGAGTTGAAGGTGTCGCCGCATCACTTACTCTTTTTGGAGTAGGTGAAGAAAACATAGCAAAAGTTCAAAAGAATTTAGTGGCTTTAATTGCCGTCACTCAGGCACTTGGAGCGATAGAGGATGGATTGCAGACAAGAGTATTACAGAATACCGCATTAAGAATAAAGGATAGTATTGCGACTGCTTATAATACCGTCGTAAAATGGAGTAATACTACAGCGACAGCCGCAGCAACCACAGCAGAAGAGGCAAGAGCTGTGGTGACAGGAAAGGCAAGTATCATGACAAAAGCCGCTGCCGCTGTTCAGTGGGCTTGGAATGCTGCTCTTGCAGCGAACCCGATAGGATTAGTTGTTGTTGGTATTGCTGCATTAATAGCCGGTATCACGGCATTGGTTATATGGCAAAAAAAGAGCAACGAAGAAGAGGAAGTAATGGCAAGAAAGAGGGAATCGAGTATTGCTCAAATGAATGCCGTAAAAGAAGTAATGACAGATGTATCTAACACTGCTCAAAGAAGTTATGTCGATGAAAAAACAAAGCTGGATTCTTTAAGGCGAACAATTGCGGATACCAATGTTAGCATGGAGGACAGAAAAAAAGCTCTGCAAGATATAATTGATTTGGATCCAAAACGATTAAAAGGGTTAACACTTGAAGAAGCTCAATATGGTAAAATAAGCGAAAAGATTAATCTTTATATAACTGCTTTGAAATTAACAGCACAGGCAAAAGCACTGGAGTCTAAATTATCTGAACAGTACATTAAGCAATTTGAGTTAGAGCAAAGGATAAAAGACAAAGGATACGAAATGGAGTTCAACTCTATCGGTATGATTGCAGCGCAGAAAAAACTGGCTTCCATTGATGCTCTTACGGAAAGTAATGCGTTCGCCTTACAAGTTTCTGTGGTTGACACATATAAAAAGAAATTAGATGCTGCTTCTATTGCTTTAGGCGGGTTATCTTCAGAACAGCAAGGGGTAGAAAAGACTACAAAAACCTTAGAAAAAGCTCTTACTAAAATACTTCCATCACAAACAGTTACATCATCAGGCAATAAAACTAATGGCGATGCAGGTAAAAAAGATACAAGGCAAGATGACAGATTAAAGGCCGAAGAGGAATACCAAAAAGCTGTCGAAGCGTCTATGATAGCAGGAACGGAATTTTTTGCTAAAGAGTACAATAAAAGGAACGATGACTTTGAAAAGTCATTAGAAAACGACCTGGATAAAAGTGCAGAAGCAGCAGACAAAGAATTAAAAGAGTTGTCGGATCATAATGCTGCTTTATTAGCTGAACAAGTAGCTTCGGCGCAAAGGATTGCAGATGCCAAAGTAAACATACTCAAAAAGCGATTAGCCACAGGGACTCTATCAGAGGAGAAGTATAGTCAAGCAGTATTTGAACTGGAGGAACAGGGAGTGCAATCCACTATCGACGGCATCAAACGGTTATTGGAATCCACAGCAGTAGGAACAGCCAGGCGCCAGGAGCTGCTCACTCAATTGGCCAATGCCCAGCAGAACCTGGATAATATCACCACTGATAATTTCATTAACAACGAAAACCTGAAACAGGCAAAGCTTCAGGAAACTTTGAAGCAAGTTCAAATCCTTGGAGGACTTGCTTTCGATTTCGTGTCTGCATTATATGACCGACAGGCACAAAAATACGAAGAAGCAAAGCAAAAGGAGTTGGCAGCGGCAGGTGATAACGAAACTAAGAAAAGCGCCATTGAGGAAAAGTATGCAAAAAAGGCAGCAGCATTAAAACGCAAACAAGCGATCGCAGACAAACTAGGCGCCTTATTTCAAATCGCAATAAATACAGCGGTAGCAGTATCTAAATCTCTTGTCGTGCCTACTCTAATTCCTTTTATTATTGCTGCCGGAGCTTTGCAGGCTGCCGCTGTTTTAGCGAAGCCTATTCCAGCATATAAAGACGGTGTTAAAAGTGCTCCAAGAGGACTGGCATTGGTAGGAGAAGCAGGAGCGGAGTTGGTAGAGAAAAACAACAGAATGCAGCTTATAGACAGCCCGTCTTTGGTTAACTTAGCAGGGGGTGAAACGATCTACAAGAATGCAGATACTCAAAAGATACTTGCATCACGCAAAATCTCGCCTACAAGCAACGATCAGGGTGCTTTGGTACAAACTATTGTATCGAGTAACGAAAAGCTCATACAGGTAATAAAAACAAAGAAAGAGCTGTATATTTCAGCATCCGGGTCTAAGATAGTAGAACGGGACGGAGATTATTATACCGAATACTTCAATAGAAAAATATCATGGGCAGGAAAGAGGAACTCGCAGCATTAAATACTCCAACGGACGGAAAGCAATTTAGGTTCTATTTAGGAGATGCTCCATTAGTTGCTTATACGGAACAGGTGGTTGATTGGGAAGGCTTTGAACGTGCCACATCTGGATTTATCATAAATACAGATGCTGGGTTATATACATTCGAATTTCCTGTATGGGGTGGAATGACAACCTTGTCTGCGTTCCAAAACATGACAATGACGGACCCGGATAGTAACATAACCACATCCAATTTTATTACGGATTATTTTCAAGTATTTTACGAAGCGGATAAAATATACATCGTAAAAATTAACTTCATAGGTTGTACTTTTCAATATCCAGGCACGGGTGCAGTATTAGAAACAACTACTTATTCCATTACCAACGAGCTTAAATTCCCTCCAGACGGATGGGAGGCAGACGAATATACTTTGAAGCGGGACATGAAATCGTTTGGTGTATTCCGGAAGTTTGTAGTCGGGGAGCTTAAATTTGTAAAAGACGGCCGCGATAATATTATAAACTCATACGAGCAAACAGGTGTTAATACGGACAAGACGCTTACCGTGACAGAGAATACATCGTTTGGTTCTGTTCGTACTCGCTTTGCAGGTAAAATCGATCATTCCACTTTAAAGCAAACGGAAATATCCGCCGATGTAGCTGTCATTGATGGTTCTTTTACGGACTTAGTTTTAAGCAGAGCAAACATGGATGTAAACTTGTTTAGCACTAAAACAGTTGACGGTTTAACGATAGGTAATGTCGATGGGGAGTTTATAACAATGCCTGACATAAATATCAACCAGGTTGCTTCTTGGCAAGGGTTTGACTATGATACAACGTACGGAGGAACTCACTATATTTTTCTAAATTTAATTAGCTCCGAATATGCCGAAGCTCGTTCTGTTGTTGCCTTTGGATTCAATATGTTTAGTGATGCAGTAGAGGAGTATGTGAATGCATCGTTTAACTATAAAATTAAAGCAGTATTAGACGGCAACGATGCAGCCGCCAGGTTCACGTATAATTACTACATAAGCAAATGGGTTGGCGGACTGGAGACGATACTTTATACCGGAACTATTAATGCAGTAGGAGACGTTTACCCTATTATAGTCGATATTGATCTTAGCGAAGTATTCACAATTAATGTCGGTGATTCATTAAGCTTTCGGGCAAATATAACCAACACCGTTGGGACTGGATCTGTTACATATACGGATGTTTCTGTTAAACTTAATACTTTGATTGAAAACATAGCCAGAAGGGACATTTATGGTATTCTTTACCATGAAGCTTTTGAAAGGTTGATACAAATTTATACAGGATATTCCGGGCGCTTTAAATCGGATTTCTTTGGAAGAACAGATTTGGGCTATGCAGCGGATGGCGTTATTGGAGCAATATTCGCAGGGCGTTACATTCGCGATAATTGGGGTTTAAATAACACTATGGCAGTTAATTTAGCGTCTTTATTTAATTCCTTGCAGGCTGTTTATAACTTAGGAATGGGCGTCGAAACTATTGACGGAGTTGAAAAAGTAGTTATTGAGCCCATGGAATATTTCTTTAGCCCTCAAGTAGTGTTAAACGTGTCCGATCGTATTGCAGCGGAAACGATAGAAAAGTCTTATTATCCAGAGCTTTCCTTTAACCGTATTTCTATAGGATTCAATTCTTACGAATATAAGTCGCTGGGCGGTGTTTACGAGTTCAATACGACATCTAAGTTTGCCACACCCATAAAGCCAGTTGATAAGGAATTAAATTTAGTTTCGCCGTACCGTGCAGATATGTCCGGCATTTTAGAGCTAATCACAGAGCCTGCAACTAATAAGGATATGTCGTCAGAGGAGAATATATTTTTAATTGATACAATTCGTAACGGCGGCTCTTTTATTATTCGCACCACGGAAGGGTTTGTTCAATCCGAATATTTAGGTAACAGCGATACGCTTTTTAATGTTATGCTATCGCCGGAGCGAAACCTTATAAGATGGGGGTCTTATATTCGCGGCTTTGCTGAAAAGGATAAAACAAAGTCTTTGATATGGCAAACGTCAAATAAAAATACAAAGCTTAAAAGCACTTTAAAAGGTGGCACGGAAGTATCAGAGAACTCAAACGTTCTTATTTCCTCACTTGCAGATCCATTATGGCACTGCGAAATATTAACCTTTGAAGTCCCATCGCGGGAGACAGATATTGAAGTAATTCAGGAAAACAAATATGGGTTAATACAATGCAGCGACACGGAATACGGATGGATTATTGACCACAAAAGCCACAACGAAAACGAAAAATCAAAGTATATTTTAATTCGCTGCAATACTGATTTCGTAACTCCAATCGGAGACCCTGTTTATCCATCTACTTTATCCATCAAAAAGGATGTAACAGGAGCGGTGGTTGATTATACTGTATTTTATGTAAACATCATAGGAGATAACGGCATCGAATATCTAAATGTTCCTATAAGCTCAAACGGACCTATTAATCTTAGCAATGTACCTTATGGAACCTATACTATTTCAGAGAACGCTGAACTGGGTTACTCCTTAATTTCAATCACTCCATCTGTTATTGTAATAGACAAAGATAACCTGCATTTTATTGTTGAAATAATAAATCAACTCAATGCATATCCAGTCATAGAAGACCAAGAATTTACTATTTACGAACATCGTCCAAACGGTTATTCTGTGGGTATAGCAGTTGCAACAGACCCAGAGGGTCAGCCTTTATTGTGGAGTATTCTTGCAGGAAATACAGGCGGTGCTTTTACTATTGATCCAAATACCGGAGAAATAACAGTTGCAGATACCAACGATTTGGAATTCGATACCAACCCTGTTTTCTCGCTCACTGTGCAAGTATCAGACGGTACTTATACAGATACAGCTATTATCAGAATAAACCTATTAGAGGTATTCACAGAGTGTGCTGATAGTGTGGTTCGCTTTGCTTCGCAGTCAAATAATTTAATTGGACTGTTAACTGTGGGTGCTGTAATAGGCACAGGAGTAACGATAGGGAATTATGTAATAGAATGGCGTTTAGGTAGCACGTCCGGCGACATTGTATTGCTTTCGGGTATAGGTCCGGATCCTGTAATTCAAGCGTTCCACCCGCTTGTTTCAGAGCCGGTGGTAGGAGGAAATCTGTATGCAGTAATAAGGTATATCGTAATAGATGGAGTTCAATATACTCCTTATCCATTCTCTGCATACGGCGAATATTCGCCCGACTTACTTGCTTGTCTTGGATTTATCACAGTGGTAACAATGAGTTGCAACAATGAATCGGTTGGTCAATACGGTCATTACATTAGTTATATCAATACTACTCAACCTGCCAGCAATGCAAACAGGACATTGAAATATGATCTTAACAACGACGGCAGCACTACTCAACTCGCATGGCAATTTGAAGGACAGCAGATAGCAGATAGGATCAAGTTTATTTATTGCCTTGCCGATGGTACGGAAGTACAAACGATGGAGGATTGGGTTGTCGGAGCCGATGTTCCTGCTAATAATTTTATCGCTATCACTCATTTGATTAGATCTCTTTCTATGAGAAGAGTTATTTATCTGGACGCCATAGCATATACAGCGGGCGACTATGTTAAGATCGAAATTACTGCCAGTTACTTATCCGGAACACCAAATACGAACTGGGCATTATCGCTCAAATGCTTTACTTCTGCAGATGAGTTTAATTGCGATTCCGGATTTACCGCAGACATGCAGACAACGGATATCGATACGCTTGAAGTGATTTGGAATGCAGCACAATGCAGATATGAAGTTCATTTTCATACTTTGGGCATTCCTACCGTTGCCGGAAAAGATCTATTCCAGTATTATAATTATCCACAAGTATGGACAGGACAGGGATCAAATACGAACTTCTTTGATGGGACGGTTACTTTTTACCTTAATAAAACTACATCAGGAATCGGTGCAGGACTTTTATATCAATATGCCTGTGTCAATCAACAAGGCGCTTCTTTCTGTCAAAAAACAGGTGCGGTGTTGAATTTATCCTTTGGTAACGTGACGGATTATAATGCATACAAGACAGCCTATAACAACGTATTAATTAATCCATCGTGGACTGATTACAGCGCAGATCCGACAAACATTAATCACTATAAATTCTTCTATTTAATAATGCGGACAGCGTCTTTATGTGGTGATGCATATACTAACCATTTCTTTACCTTATCTCACGATGCGGTTTGGGTTTTCGATGACATAAATTACGAAA